AACCGAATGGGCAACCGTGACGAAGCTTCTGGCGACGGGTTTCGTTTTCGAGGGCGGGGATGCGTTCAGCTTACCGGCCACGCAAATTATTATCACGCGGGACAAGCTCTCGGATTCGATTTCGTCATGCAACCCGAACTCGTCGCCACCCCAGAATACGCAGCCCTGACCGCTGGGTGGTTTTGGGACACGCATAAGCTGAACGCTCCTGCTGACGCTTGGGACTTTGTTAAGTGCACAAAAATCATCAACGGCGGCAAAATCGGACTTGCCGAACGCCAGCAGCACGCAGAACAGGCGCTGACAGTTTTAACGGCTATAATTTAAGGTAATTTTGGGGTTTATTCATGACCACGCCTTCTTTTGTTCTAACGTATGACAGCCTGACTTCTACGGTGCTCCAATACTTGGAACGTAAAGATCAAGCAGTCATAAACTTCATCCCAACTGCGATTACTCTTGCAGAGTTTGAGATCGCCCAAGAGATTAAAACACTCGGGCAGCTTGAAGTAGTTGACTCTACGATGCAAGCAGGTAACCCAGTTATACCTAAACCGGCTCGCTGGCGTAAGACGGTTTCTATGACCATCGCCACTTCTAGCGGTAAGCAGCCGGTTTATCTGCGTAAATTAGAATATTTAAATAACTACTGGCCTAATGTCAGCTCAACTGCTACTCCTCAATACTATGCAGACTATGACTATGATCATTGGTTTTTTGCGCCCACACCTGACCAAGCTTACTCGTTTGAAGCGTTATGCTATACGCGGTTACAGCCGCTGTCTTCGGACAATCAAACGAACTGGTTGACGCAGAACGCTCCCAATGCATTATTGTTTGGAACATTAAAGCAAACCGCGCCTTTCTTAAAGAATGACGCTCGGTTGACTACTTGGACGCAGCTTTTCCAAGAAGCGATGGCTGCGCTTAAATCTGAGGATCAACAGCGCTTGGTTGACCGTCAAACTATTGCATTGGATTCACAATAATGACCACGTACACCAACCCCTTTACTGGCCAAACAGTAAGCCCTTCGCAGGTTAGCTACGAATCGTTAACAATTACCGCAAACACTCCGCTAGAGTGGCCAATTAACGGTAATAACAGCGTAACTTCTGCAAATATCATTGACGTGACTGCCACCATCGGCGGCGCGGTTTTCCGCGGCACTATTTCAGGTGTAACGCTAACGGTTACTTCGGTTACTTCGGGTGTAGTTGCCGTTGGTCAAGTGATTACCGGAACTAACATCGCAGCGGGAACAACTATCGTCGGTTACGGTAGCGGTTCTGGCTCTACCGGCACTTACGTTATCAATATTTCGCAAACTATCGGCACTGCTGAAACTATCACGGCTTCCGCGTTGTTGCTTGAGTTACCCCCCGCTACGCAAGTATCTACCGGCCAAGCGATTATTGTTCGCAACGTAGGTTCTTTTGCGTTTACAGTTGCAGACACCTCCGGTAACGCGATCGTATCAATCGCTTCTGGAGCGGCTTATTACATTTGGCTAACAGACAACACGACCGTAAATGGCGTGTGGACTGAAGTTCAGTTTGGAGCGGGAACATCGTCGGCTAATGCCGCCACGCTGGCCGGTTATGGTTTGGAGTCGTTAGGTTCAACGCTCAACACGGTTACCCCGCTGGTCAACTACTACTCCAGCGCTACCCTAAGCGCAAACGCCCAATCGCAACTGTCTGTATGGCAGGGAGGCGCAGGAACTATCACGTTGCCCTCGTCTGCAACGGTCGGTATTAACTGGTTTACTGTTATCAAGAATAACGGCACGGGTATTTTGACTGTGCAAACTACCGGAACCGATCAGATTGATGCTTCGGGCACCTCAACCCAGTTACAAATCGGTGAGTCATTTGCGCTGGTTTCTGACGGCTCAACTGGTTTTAGCTCTTGGGGTTACGGACAAAGCGCGATTTTCTCTTTCACTCAAGAGCAAATCTCTGTCACCGGCGCAGGGGCTACAATTACGCTGACCTCAACTCAAGCTTCTTACACGCTGCAAGAGTACTCAGGCGTTTTAAGCCAAAACACGGCTGTAGTTGTACCTCAAACGGTTCAGTTTTACGTTATCACCAACAATACAACTGGCTCATACACGCTGACATTCAAAACAAGCGTTGCGGGCGGGGCAACCACTACTATTCCTACTGGCGCAACGGTCGCCATGGTGTGCGATGGTACAAACGTCTACGCTGTTTCGACCGTGTCAAACAGCGTTGGGACAATAACTTTGAGCGTTGGTTCATCTACTAATCCATCATTGAATTTTCAAGGTAATCTGAACACTGGCCTATACCTGCCTAACTCAAACCAAGTCGGTGTTACGATTAACGGCACTGAACAGGCCTACTTTAGCGCATCGGGGCTAACCGTATTTAACGGTATCAGCGGGGGCACGTTTTGACCGCTAAAGTCATTGCCTTACAAGTCCCTCCGGGGATACAACGTGACGGGACGCTGTTCGCTGCGCCTTCGTACGTTGACGGGCAGTGGGTTAGGTTTCAGCGGGGTTTACCTCGCAAAATTGGCGGCTACACAGGCGCATTTTTAAATGCTTCAGGTATTTCTCGCGGTTTGACCATGAGTGCCTCAAACGGCCTCAACTACGTCATTTCAGGTTATAGCGCAGGGTTGCAACAGTGGGCGACGAATAGCGTGACCGCTATCGGAACCGGCCCAACGCCTTTTTCTTTGGGCTCATCGTTTACGCCGAACGCCAACAACTTGTGGCAGTTTGATATTGGCTGGGATTCAACAGGCGGCGGTAATCTGCAGCTTATCGCGCACCCAGGACAAAACCTACAAGACATTTCAAGCACGGTTAACACCCGCCCTCTGTATGGAACTTTTACTGGCACTACGCTGGCGCCTGTGGGGGTGTTCACTGCAGTAGGCTCAGTTACATCAGGTTCGGCTAACGCTACATTTTCAGCTGTAAACATCGCTATGGGTCCTGGGGTGTCTATTAGCGGCACAGGTATTCCAGCAAACACTACTGTAGTTTCTGCTTCGTTAGTCTCTAGCGTCTGGACCGTGGTGATGAGTAATCCAGCGTCGTCTAGCCACTCAAACATAACTATCACGTTTGATAACAACATCTCTGTTTCAGGCGGTGTTTGCATGTTGTACCCGTATATGTTTGTATACGGCAACAACGGCTTGATTCAAAACAGCTCTGCTGGTGATTTTAACAACTGGACAAGTGCTGACTCAAACGCCAACAACGTAGCTTCGACCAAGATTGTAAAAGGTTTACCAGTTCGCGGGGGCACTACTTCACCCTCAGGTCTATTCTGGTCTCTTGACTCGGTTATTCGGGTGTCTTATACACCCACGACCGTAACTACCGGTACAACGTCAGAAACGTTCTACTGGCGTTATGACTTGATTACGCAGCAAAGCTCGATTTTGTCGTCAAGCAGCATGATCGAATATGACGGTATCTTTTACTGGGCAGGGGTTGACCGCTTCTTGATGTACAACGGCGTCGTGCAAGAAGTTCCTAACTCAATGAATCTTAACTGGTTCTATGATAATTTGAACTACACCCAGCGCCAAAAAGTATGGTGTACAAAAGTGCCTCGTTGGGGTGAAATTTGGTGGTTTTACCCTCGCGGCGACGCTACAGAATGTACTGACGCAGTCGTGTACAACGTGCGCGAAAAGGTATGGTATGACGCTGGCTCAGCTCCTGGCGCAGTGCGCTCAGCTGGTATTTATACTGAGGTGTTTCCTAAACCGATCTGGGGCGAAAGCAAAGCAACCCCGATAGTCTCTTTCCAAGGCTCTGTTAGTGGAACTACGCTAACCGTAACCGCAATGAATTATGGAAACATCTTTGTAGGCCAAATACTGCAAGGCTTGGGCGTTCCAGACCAAATGGTTATTACTGCGCAAGGCAGCGGGACTGGCGGAACAGGAACTTACACGGTGTATAACCCTACCGGTATCGCAGTAGGCGCAACCATCTTGTATGCTAACGGCTACACAATCTGGCAGCACGAAACCGGCACAAACCAAGTATATTTGACCAACGTAGACGCGGTTTACTCCTCATTCGAGACCCCCATACTCGGTAACTTGGCAGGGTTAGTTGGCTCTACGCAGCAACCAGGAGATAATAACTGGACACGCTGCGAACGTATTGAGCCTGACTTTATCCAGAGCGGAAGCATGGACGTGATCGTAACTGGTAAGGGTTATGCGGATGACTACGATGAGCCGTCTAGCCCTTATAATTTTGATTCTACAACGCTTAAAATTGACATGCGTGAACAGCGTCGTGAAATGCGGTTGCGGTTTGAGTCTAATACCTTTAACGGTGATTACCAATTAGGTAAAATAGTCTTGAGCCTCGACACCGGCGACGTTCGCGGAACAGGCAACCCATGATAGCCTACGACCCTCGTGGAATGACGTGGGATCAGTATTGCAAGCTGATGGAAGAGCTGTTTGCTCCAAACCAGCTGGGCCATGTGGATGAAGAGCATTGGATTGATTGGGTTGATGGTTTAAATGGTATAGGATACTTTGTGCAATCGGGAATTCCTGACGCTAGAATGTATCCTAACTGGCAAGAATGGGCAACGGCTATGACCGGCATTATGAGCATTACGGGGTAGATATGTCTTGGACACCACCTTCACCAAACTGGCCTGCTGATGCTGGAACGAGCACGTACACTGTGCCTCCCGGTGGCGCTGATGCGCAGCCAACTTATACCGGATCGGGCGCTTTAAGTTTACAAGATTTTGGCGTTTCAAATGTAACGCCAGACCAACTGCAAAACTTTAGCCACGCCAACCGCGCTCAATACTATACAGATTCTCAAGGTAATCAATACAATTCAGACGGTCAAATTGTTTTAATCAATAGACCAAATGGTCAATATAGCGTAGACCCTAACACAGGGACAATTTCTAATTATATTGCGCCGTCACATAACGATGGTTTTTTTGGTGGCATACTTAACAGCATTGGCAACGTCCTTTCTAATCCAGTTGTTGACGCTATTGGAATCGGTCTACTTACTGGCGGTTTAGGCGATCTTGGTATATTAGGTTCATTGGGCGGGGCGGGACTTGACGCAGGAGCCATGACAGCGGCTGATTACGCTGCCGGTACAGCGGCCACCCAAGCCGCTTTAGCCGATGCTGGAATTGGCACCGGTATAGATGCCGCAACGGCTGCTGCGGCTGGTGCTACGGAAGCTGCGGCTTCGGCCTTACCCGCTGGCTCAGTATTAGCTGACGGTTCTACAGTTCTAGCTGACGGTTCTACCATACTTTTTGATGGAAGCGCTGGCCTGCCCGCAGGGTCTATACCTGTTGCAAACGCTGCAGACGCGGCAAGTTTGGCTGCTAGCTCAACAGCTGGGGCATTACCAACTACAGCTACGGTTACTAATGCAGCTGGAGCGCTGCCTACTACAACTACTGACGCGGCCAGCACGTTGCCTACTACCACTACAACTGATGCTCAAGCAGCCGCACAGTCTCAGTTACAAGGTGATGCGTTAAATGCCTCGGCTAATCCTTATCCTACAAACCCAGTCACCGCCGGTAGCGTGTTACCAGACGGCTCAACTGTAGCGGCTGACGGGTCTGTTATTAGCAACACAGGCGCAACTGTCGCGCCCGCAGGTACAGTTCCAGTAACCTCAGCAGCTGATTCAGCCAGTTTAGCCAGCGCAAGCGCCGCTGCACCTGCAGAAGCGGCTGGTGCGCTACCTACTACTGAAGCCGCCGCACCCTCTGCAACTTCTTCGCTTACTGGCAACGCGGGGCAAGGTTTCCAGATACCAAACACCGGCACAACTAGCCTTTCTAATATAGGCGACAATTTAGGCATTAACTTGCAAGAAGCTGGACAAGCTCCTAATTTGGCTAGCATGGGCGGTGCACAGGGTATCACTACCCCTATCGGAACTGCGATCGGCGATGCTTCCAGCTTTATCAACGACGCGGCTATTGCCGGCGTGCCTGCAGCGGGAACTATTAGCGCAACCGCGATAACGCCTTCTGGCGCGTTACCCTCGTTAGGTAACCCTTCTTCGTTCATAAATAACCCTTCAGCATATACCTCTCCGTCAACTACTACAAGCTCTACTCCTATATCCTCAGGAGCAGCTTCTGGAGGCACTGGGTCAAGCGGTGGTTATAGCAGCTCGGGACCTTGGAACGCTCCCATCAACCCAGGTATCGCAGTTGTTGGTAAAGCAAATACGCCTTCGATGGCTAACCCCCTTGCTAACGTGCTTTCACAAAGTATCGTACCTACTTACAGTCCTGGCAACTCGATGTTAAACACCATCATGGGGCATGAACAGCAGGGTATGTTTACCTCGGCAACAGGGTATAAAAAAGGCGGTGAGGTCAAAGCGGATACTAGCAAATTTGAGCCTGACTTTGTAAAAGTGATCAAAGAGCGCATCGGCGGTAAAATTGATGAAGCATTGCGCGGGTTCGATCCTGAGTTCCTAGACGTTATCCACAAGCGTAGCGGCGGGGCTACCCCTGACCACCATCATCCCAACTATAATGGAGCTCCATTATTCCGCACCGGCGGGTTAGGTAAACACGTTCAAGGACCAGGCACTGGTCAAAGCGATGATATACCGGCTATGTTGGCGGATGGAGAATACGTGTTTGACGCTGATACGGTGTCGGCGTTGGGCGATGGGTCAAATAAAGCGGGAGCGGAAGCGCTTGATAAAATGCGTGAGCAGATTCGTAAACACAAACGTAGCGCTCCGGTGGATAAAATACCGCCTAAAGCAAAGCAGCCGCTGCAATACTTAAAAGGTAAATAATCATGTTAATCCCAGAATATGTTGATCCAGCTACAATTCCATTAGCGAGTCTTAACCAGTCACCCCCTCAAAACTCTAGCGCTTTTACCCCTACACCAGCGACTTTAGCTCAAGCTGGCTCAGGTTCTAGCGGATCGTTAACTCAAGGCGGCGCGTTGCCGAACATTACGACGACGCAAGCGCAAGCTACCTCGTTGCCGCAGTTTTATCAGGATTACCTCAATAATCTAACTACAGGCGGTCAAAACGCGCTGCAAAACATGCAGTACGCTGGCCCCACAGCTAACCAGCAAGCGGCTTTTCAAGGCGTTCAAGGGGCAGCCAATGCCTATCAACCAGGGTTGGCTCAAGCTCAGCAAACTACGCAAAATGCTTTGGGTATTAACGCCGCTGCAGGTGCTCAAGGGTATTTAAATCAAGGGTTGCAGACTTCTGGCCTGTCGCAAGCTCAGCCTTATATGCAACAAGCCGCCGGTGCTGGCGGTCTTGGCGCTGCTAGTCCTTACCTGCAATCAGGAATGGCTCAAAACACAGCTGCGCAAACTGCTAGTCCTTACCTGAATCAAGCTTCTCAAATTAGCGGAACAAACACGGCGCAACCATATGTAAACCAAGGTTTGGCTCAGAATACCGGTGCTCAAACGGCTGATCAATACTATCAGCAAGCAGCCCAGCAAGGCGGTGTTAACGCGGCGCAACCTATTGTTTCTCAAGCGCTATCGCAAAATAACGCGACACAAGCGGCCACTCCGTATTTGCAGCAAGCTGCAACGCAAGGTGGAATTAACGCGGCAAGCCCATATTTGAACGCCGCTGCGCAATCGAACACCGGCATGTCGGCATTTAGTCCTTACGCTCAAGCTGCTAGCTCAACTACCGGCTTACAACAGGCTAATCCTTATTTGCAGCAAGCAACGCAAGCCTCGACCAATAACATTAACCAATACATGAGTCCTTACACTCAGGACGTGGTTAATTCTATTGCATCGTTGAATCAGCAAAATATCGCTCAGAACTTGTCTCCGCAAGTTACTTCTGCAGCTGTAGGATCAGGTCAGTTCGGTTCGCAACGCGGCGCTCAAGCTCTTGGACAAGCGATCGCTGGGGCTGATACAGCCGCTCTTGCGCAACAAGCCCAAGCTGAACAATCCGGTTATAACACCGCGCTATCTGCTTCGCAACAACAGCAAGCAAATCAACTTGCAGCTGCCCAATCGGCAGGTTCGTTGCAACAACAACAGAATAGCCTGTTGGCCAACCTTGGCACTAGCGCTGCAGGTATCCAAAGCCAAGAAGCGCAAAACTTAGCATCTTTAGGCTCAACTGCTGGCGGGTTGCAACAGCAACAAGCCCAGAACTTGGCCAGCCTTGGATCAACCTACGGCAACTTGACTAATCAGCAAGTCACCAATGCGTTGAGCGCAGGTCAAACGCTGGGCAGCTTGCAACAACAGCAAGCTCAAAACTTGGCTAGCATGGGCACTTCAGCAGGCACCTTGCAAAACCAACAAGCTCAAACTGCTATCAATGCAGGCACAGCGTTGGGCGGCTTGTCGCAACAGCAAGCCCAGAACTTGGCTAACATCGGTTCTACTTACGGCACCCTGCAGAATCAACAAGCTGTTAATGCGCTGAATGCGGGTCAAACCGCAGGCAACTTGCAGCAGCAACAAGCGGGAGTGCTAGCCGGTTTGGGTTCAACTGCCGGCACGTTGCAACAACAGCAAAATACTAACGCTCTGAACGCAGGTCAAACCTATGGTAGCTTGCTTAACACTGGTCAAGCTAATCAGTTGGCCGGTGCACAATCGCAAGCTTCGATGGCTAACCAAGCGCAAACTAATGCGCTGGCCGGCATTAACGCGCAAGCGACTATCGGCGCTCAACAGCAAGCCATTAATCAAGCCGCAAACAACTACCCGATGACTGCGCTACAGCAGTACGGCTCGTTGTTACAAGGTCAAACGATTCCCACAGCGACATCGTCAACCTACACTGGCCCGATTCCTGGCGCGTATCAAACTTCGCCTTTGTCTACCGCGCTCGGCGTTGCTTCTACAGTGGGTGGCGTACTTTCAAACGGTAGTAATATCGCCAGCGGCGCTAGCAACCTAGCCAGCGGCGCTAGCAATTTATATAATTGGCTCACTGGCTAAAGGTAACTCATGTCCTTCGATAACCCAGAAATTATTACAGACGACCCAAAGGTTACTAACGTAAACGTGGGTTCTCCTTTAGATAACGCAAACCCAGACAGCGCTACTAGGTCTTGGCCTGGTTACGTGTCGAGTGCGCCTCAAGCCGCTGCACCTCAAGCCGCCCCTCAGGCAGCTCCTCAAGCCGCTCCCTCTGCTCCACCGCAAGGGGCGTTGCCCGCTGCTCCTAGCGCTGCGCCTATGCCTGCGGCAGCTCCAACGCAAGCGGCTATTCCTGCAGCAGCACCTCCTCGCCCTCAAGCTCCTCCTATGAGCAACCCGATGGCTGAGTACATGCAAGCCCTTAACCAATATCAAGCGGTTCTGGATCAACAGTCTAAAGCCGGATCGCAGATTCCATGGTTCCAGATGGCTCAAGGCTTCTTGTCCCCCACTCGCGGTGGCGGCTTTGGCGAGTCGTTGGGCAACGTAGCGGGTAATATCAGCAGATATCAAGAAGAACAACAAAAGAATCAAATTCCGCTGGCTAAAGCCCGTCTTGAGTTGATGCAAGCCAAATACGGTTTGGCTAATCAAGCTCAAGCGCAGCAGGACTTTACAAGCCTTATCGGCGGTCAGCCAGGAGTTGCGCCTACAGCGCCCTCAGGTGCAGTGCCTTCATCTCACATTGAACCTGCTTCAATGAATGCGGCTGCGGCTTCCACTCCTAACGCGGTAACTCTGGTAGGCGCAACTGCGCATCCCGCTGATACGGCCTCGCCTAGGACGTTGACGATTCAAGACGCGCTCAAATATGCGGTTGCTCACCCTGAAGATAAAGAGCGTATCTCGTTGCTGACGGAAGCAGCGAAGGTGGCGCAACCTGACTATCTTATCGCGCAAAACGGCGTCGTTTTCAATAAGAAAACTGGGCAGTATGTAACAGACCAACCTATTCCTGGTCAAGAACAAAAGACATACAGTACGCCTTTCGGTGACTTTAAGTTGACGTCTACTGATTATGAACAGTTCCGGAAGTTGCCCTCACAAGACCAGCAACTCAAGTTCTTACAAGGTATCTCAGGTACTAACGAACAAGGTATGCCTAAGACCGTGCAAGACATCGAAGCGGCGGCTGCGGGGCGTAGAGAAACTTCCACCAAACAGGCCAGCGCCGATGTCGCTGGAGCGCAAACGCTACTTAATAGCCGTAAAGCTGCTGAAGCTATGCTGCCTGTATATGATCGTATTCAAACGATCCTTGGGCAACCTGGTGTTAAAGAAAACTTGGGTGTCTTTAAGCAGGGCGACGTTGTCGATGCTTTATCTTCTTTCTTGGCCGGCGATCATTCTGAAAAGTCTGTTCGTAATATGCAAGAGTCTTTGCGTAGGGCAGGAGCTTCACCAGAAGTGATCAATGCAATCAACGATATTGATGGTCAACGAGGCGTGGCTGAGGCTGAGTACATTAAGAACATGGGTAGTACAGCTCGTGTTACTGATTTCCGCTTGAAGTTTGCACAAGATTTACACCCCAGCTCGCAAAACGACATGTATGGCGCTTTCCAGAGCAAGCTAAATGAGTTCAAAAATCGCGCAAATTTTGACATTGAACTGCATAACTTGTACGACAAACTGAACAAAGAGCGTGGCGTGACGTATTCGCAACTAAACACGCAGCCTGAGTATAAAGAAGCTTATAATAGACATAACTCTGCATATTCGGCTGGTCTGCCTACAAATACTCCAGTACCTACTGGAACTACACCCTCGGCACCCCCAGGTAGCTGGCAGCAGCGTTTGAATGCTGAAAAAGCACGTCGCGCTCAACTGGGCGCTACTCAATAAGAGGTAACTATGGCTGACGTTCAACCCTTCGATCTTGCTAATCTTAACGAAGCGCAGTTAGCCGTTGCGGAAAAGATCGGCGCTAAATTTGAAGCAGCGGGCTTGAACCCTGATTTGTTTGTCCCGCTCGCGTTTCATGAAAGTAGCCTGAAGCCGGATAGCATCGGTCCTGAGATTGTGAAAAGCCCTACTAATGTTCAGCGGGCTATGGGCCTTTTTCAGTTTACGCCAGACACAGCCAAATTTGTAGGTTTGAAAAACCCTCTGGATACTGATCAGAACATTGACGCGGCTATCAAACTCGCTCAGCATCACATTCAGAATCCTAACATCGGTACTGACCCAGTAAAACTGCTTGCAGCTTGGCATGGCGGCCCGAACTCGGCTTTTGTAAAGACAGGCGATGAAACAAAATTGCCTGATTCTACAGTTGACTATCTGCTAACGATGCACCAACGTACGGGAGGGCAGTTGCCTTCTCCGATTACAGGCGCTAAAGATTTGACGACGCCTTCAAATCAAATGCCCCCGCCGCTTAGCAGTATGACTCCAGGACAAGCGATGGCTGTAGCTGCTCCTGCAGCAAAAGCTGGCTTGGCTGTTTCTGGCGTTGGCGAGGGGGCTCGGGGCGTCAAAGGTACTGTTGATTACGCAGTTAGAAAATTGGCTGAAGAAAACGCCCGCGCAACTGGCGCTAATCTAGCTACAAATGCCGCAGCGGGAATCGCCCAAACTGGCGGTACTGGAACCGCTAACTACGGCAGAGCCTTTGGCTTGAGCGATTTTGACGCCCGCCGTGCGGCTGATATGTCTAAGCAACCAGGCGGCGTTTGGGATTTGAAAGCTACAATTCCTGAACAAGAGGCTAAACTGGCGCAGATGGGTATCACCAATGTCGGTGAATCAGCCTCAGGCTCTAATGTCTTAGTGCCTAAAACGATTCAAGAAGTGAACGCTGAAACTAAAGCGTTACTTGCGCCGCCTAAGAAAGTTTCACCGCTGACAGCGATGTTCAAAGCCCCTTCCGAAGGTGCGTTGCCTATTATGGCTAAAGCGGGAGCTCGCACCCTTGGCACTACGCTACCTATCGTAGGTGCAGCTTTGGATACGCAAGATGCCCTAAACAGAAGTAAGCAACGCGACGTTACCGGCTCTCGTATTTCTGCAGGTGGAGCGCTGATAGGGGCTGGCGCGGCTGGCGCGGCCTTAATGGGCTTTCCTGTAACGGCAGGTTTATTAGGTTTGGGTGGTCTTGCAGCAAACGCAATAAACATGGGTCGCGATATTTACAAAATGACCCCGATGCAACGAGAGGAATTAAAGAACACTACTTTATTTCCCTCGTCTCCTCCAGCTGGGCAATACTATCGCTAAGCAGATAAAGGGAAAGGCTATGACTGATAAAACTATCAGCCATGGCGCCCAAACCGATATGGCTAGCAAAATAAATGCTAGCATATTGAGCGTGATAACCACAGCGCTCTTAAGCATCAAAGCCCTTGGCCCAATCGCCGACGCGAACTGAGAACTGGATTTCTGTAGGCTTGGTTGGGTCGGGCATATCGCTCCAGATATGCATCGGCTCTTCCCAGTCATACATCTTCATCGCAGCCGCGAGGCTATCATAGAAGAACAAGGCTTGTTCTTCACTATCGCAAAGCATTTCAAATTTCATAAATCACCTATCTTGGTTAATGTAGCCGGTAGTAGCTTCGCCCTCTTTATCGAGCTGGGGGATGCTAGCACCCATGTGTTCCTCAACTAACAACAAATAGCGACGCAAGTCGCGAATGTCATCAATTATACCCTCGATGCGAACATCGCACTTGATAGCTTCAAAGATGTCATAGTCATGCGCTTTGACTTGATTCTCAAGGCGATCCCACTTACGGGCCAGCATCATAAATGCGCCAACGCCGCCGCGCTTTTTCCAAGAGTCACCGTAAGAGCGCTCAGCTTTGAGCAACCCCGTAATATCGGCGTGGGTAATACCGTTCAAACCCATTTCAAGACTTGACATTTTTACGATCTTTCTGTAATTGTTCCAAAAGCATTGATCCAACTGAGTGCTCATTTAAATTTTTAAGATAGTCAACGCCGCGATCAAACACCTCGGCAGCGGTGGTGTTGCCAACCTCAAGCTCATCCAAGCAACGGTAAAGCAGGTCAAGCATGTCGGCCCACTTAAGCACCAAGGCTTCCTCAGCGCTGAGTGCGGGCACTTTGAGCATATTTTCCTGCATCATATCGTGCTCAAGCTCATCGCAAGCTGACTTTAACCTAGCCGACCGCCACTTCGCCGTAGCCGGCACATCACCTGTCCATTGTTCAGCGGTGTCGTGAAGTAGCGTTGCGAAAACCAGTTGCCGTGAGGGTTTCGGTTCCAGTATGAAAACGATAGCGAGGACATTAGCTGTATGTTCGCCGACGGTGTCGGAGGTGAGCATGCGGCGCGTGTGCCAGCGTTTGACTGCATTTCCATTGCGAATAGTTTTGATTGAAACGTGAGGTACTAGCATAAGTAAGTTCTAAGTTATCAGGGTTTAAATTATAACTCAATTTTTAGCCGCTACGTTAATTTAGCGCTAAAAACTAAGTGTTTAAGATTCAGCGACAGGTTTTAAGGGCGCTCTACGCACCTTTGCAACTCCGCGTGGGTACTTGGTAGGTTTAGCCTGACCGTCACCCTTAGTTAGCCCGCGATGGTAAGCCGCCGCCTCTAATGACTCTAGAGTGCGTTTACGCTCATCCCAGAGTTCAAGAATTAAACCGGCCAGCGGGCGCATACTGAACTTAGGATTCAAGCGTTCAAAATCAGCTGTAGTTTCCCAGCCGTAAGCTTCAATGTAATGAAGCCAGCTGAGGCCTAACTTGCGAAGCAAGCCTTTGACGCCGGCGTCCGAGGGGCGAACATAAAACATTGGCAACGTGACATTGGCATCGCGAGCGAGGTCAACCCAATGATCATCGTCAGCGTGTTTTTTGATGTAGTGCTCACGCTGGAAGTCTACTTGCTCCTTGGCTTTCGCAATCAATTCAGAGTCAAACGGTTTTGGCATTATAAGTTTCCTTTAAGTAAGTTGCAATCAACAACGCTTCAGCGCGGTCGATGTGTTTTTTCAAGTGTAAGTCCGCCAGAGGATAGAGCTTAACAGCCAGTGCTCGGGCTTCCTCTTTGTCTTTAGAGAGCTTAAAATACTTTTTCCAAGCCATAGGGGTAACATAAGTCAAAGGCAGGTTTGTGAGGCTTAAAACTGAGCGACAAACGCCGAACGAATCACCTAAACTGAATGTAGCCGCGGCAGCTTGTCCAGGCATAGAGTTAACACGCTCGAGAGCGGCGACAACCCGCACGCGGTTGATAATGCCTTCGCGTAGTAAACGTCCCATACCAGCGGGGTCAATCTCATACTTCACCGCGCCGTCACCTTTCTTAATCGTCGGAATATCGTACACGGCATACTCGTCACCGTGCAACACCGCGATAGCGCCAGTCAGCCCAGGATCAACGCCGACAAAAGTAGTTAGAATGTCGTCCACAAGTCACATCCTTTCAGTTGCTTACCATAATCAAGTTGCTCATTGAACTTCTCGCAAAGCCAGCCGCCATCTTGAATAGGGCGAGCGTGTTGGCAGGAGCGACAGTTTTGTAAGGGCTTTTGATGACCCCAGCAAACAGCGTGCGCGTCACAGAACTTGCACCGCCAGTCAGTTTCCTTTTCCGCTATGCGAATAGGGGGCATAGTGGCTTCGGTCAACTTCCGCAGCTTTTCCTCAATCATTTCAATTGTAGCTTCGTCTTTGTAGACGCGCTCAATATGAAACTTTTCGTCGTCTTTGCAAACAGCAATGTAAAGAGCGCGTTCCAAACCCGATAGCCACATACCGGCTTGCATCTGCCAGTAGTGCAGAGGCTTGGCTTCTTTGACGCCGCGAGTCTGTAACTCTTTGAACCCTTTGACATTGGACGATTTGATTTCAATGACGTGCGGCGTCTTTTCAGCTGAGGGCACGCCCCGAACTGCACCATCAGTCTTGCAAACAAAGTGCCCGTCGGCAGCGGTGTAAGTCCACTGCTTACCAGTATCAGGGTCAACCTCCCAGACTTCTAGGCCAGCGTCTTTTAAGTCTTGAACGACGCGGTCCTCTTGGATGTAGCCGGTTTTAAATAGACGCAGCATACGCCCTTCGGGGCGGTCGTTATGGAAACCGCGCCAATCGTACCAGATAGAGCGAACACACTCTTCACCGATACTAGACGCACCTATCCGCGTCAACATCAGATCTTTGCTGTCGTTCTTCTCGTAGGATTGGTATATCAATTGTTCCAGAGTAGAATTTTCTTTCGGCAATGCGACCATTTTTTCCTCTTATATAAACTACAGCTCGTTCTTCAGTTGTAAACATGTGGTAATTAAAGCAAACCCGACGGCGGTATGTGTAGCCGCCTTTAGATCGGGTTTCCTTAACGTCACTTTGTGCCCCGCAAACCGGACACTTCATCAATCATCCCAAGGGGCTTTTTTACCAGCGGGGGCTTTAGAAGCTGTAGGAGTCGAGACTGGAGCAGAGGGGGCAGCCTTTGCCGGCGCAGCAGGGCGGCCTGAGCCGTTTGGGGCTTTGAAGCCGGTAATGATGTTTTGAGGACCGTAGTCACCCGAACCTTTTTCAATACCAACATTCGCGCTGAAAGGCACGTTGACCAGTTGATCTGAGTCGCTAGCATTAGGATTACCGCACGCTTGAGCCCAGCCAGCTAACTGACGACGCCCGATTTCCTCAGCCTTGGAGCTAGGATTGTGGGTGTTGAAGTTCATGAAAATAACGCGGTTCGCATTTGTAGGACCCAAGACACGAAACTTAGCGCGGATATAATAACCCGTCCCCGCTTTCGTTTGACGTTGCTCAGCTTCCTCACACATCAGTTGATATTCACCTTCAGGAATAGGATCATAAGACCCGCCGCTATCCACATTAGGATCATATTCAGCAGTATTAAAACCAAAGTTAGCCATTCTAAATTCTCCATTTACAGTTTAACAGGAATGCTCTCGGTGAGCTTTTCATACACCATTGGGATGGCGTCAGGACACGCATAGCGATTCTTCGCTACGTACGCGGGGTTCTCCACCAAGTGAAGCAAACGCTCACCCGTGGTTACACCTCGTGTGGTTTTATTGCCGAAGCCCGAGTCACTTTGCTTGACAATGACGCGGAAGCTGGCAAAAGCCAAAACGTCAACCCACTCTTGCAGGATGGCGTTACAGCGGTTAGGCAGTTTGGGTTGATAGCGATCGTAGGGATCGGAGCGGGGGTCTTCATAGCGGACAACCGACGCGTGAGCTAATAAGACGATGTTCATATCGCGACGCTTACGCAGCGCATCGAACCCGCTTAAAATTTCACGAAACGACTCAGCGATCATCATTTGACCCTTACCGTAAGCGAGCGCTTTTTCATCGTAGCGGCTTTCAATGTCGCCCGAAATTAACGGCTCGACCAACCAATCAACGGTATCGAGTACTACAGTCTTGAAGTCATGATCTTCCTTAATTAAAGTTTTGATGCTGCTAGCCACATCTCCAATAGTTTCAGCGCGGGGAAACGATGTCACATCCAAAGATGATAAGCCGTCCTCGGTTGAAATGTAAATCGGCTTCGGGAACTGGCTAGCAATAGTGCTCTTGCCAATACCATGACCACCGTAAATACAGATGCGCGGGGGAAGCTCTTGCTTGCCTTTGATAAGGCTGTCTTGCCAATCACTCATGAAAAGTTCTCCTAGGTTACAAAGTTATGAGGTCCGTTAATTATAACCTCAATTTTAACGGCGCGGTTAAAAATTTAACCTTAATTTGCTGTAGGACAATTTATTTTTATCCCACCTTAGCAACAAACACGTGCCCCGCAACTCGGCCGCAACCGTGACGCAAATTGAGCACAATGCAGGGTCACCCGACATGACGATGTAGTCATCAGGGTAGTAGTCTTGTAAGACGTTTCTAGCGTGAGCAATAGCCGCTGAGCCGTCATAGTCACGTCCAATAGAGGAAAAGACATGACGTACGTTGCCGTAAGCGTCCGCTGCAGAATAGTCTCTACGGCGGTCGTAGCTTACCAGCCACACTGTTGGTATTCTATTACTTGATGTTTCCATACACTTCTCCAAATTTAACCTCAGCCTTGACCGGTAAGTCCGGCCACCAGCGTGGAGGGGTACACATAATGCGCTCGATGTAATCACGCGCTTCAGCAGCCTCAGCCTCGTCAACCACAGCCACTAGCTCGTCATGTACTGTGAGAGCGACAGGGTATTTTTGATGCACAATCAGTAGCTGTTCCATCACAATGTGGCGGGCTAACGCTTGGACAATGTTTTCGGTGATTAACCCGCCATAAATACCTGAGCGCCCATCACCGCGTGAAGCGTAGCTATAACGACGGTCGGTGGAGCTGTAGCTGAGCTCAGGATAAAGCAACGGCAAACCAGTGGGTAGCGTGATTTTGTTCTTACCAGTAATTACCGGTATCTCAGTGCTTAGCGGGCGCTCAATACCTTCAACGATTAAAGGTAGTGCTTTATCGCAGACGTCCCAGAACTTGACAATCTTGTCGTTCTTCTTGCGGTACGCCGTGATAGCCTTCTCACACATCTCCATGGACAAGGGCTTGCCTTGCGTTCTAAGAAACTCAAAGAACGTTCTAGCGGACATACCGTACCCCGCGCCTAGCACCGTCACCTTGCCAAGCCAGCGCTCATCTTCGTCAGCTTTAGTAATAGTGCGGCCGTAAATGAAAGAGGCCATATCGCAGTAAGGATCTAGACCCTTGCGGAAAACCTCCATCAAGTCTTCTTGGCCGGCGACGCAAGCTAGAGCGCGAGCTTCAATCTGTGAGCTATCGCCCACGACAAGGGCTTTACCAGCGGGGGCAACGATACCTTTGCGCAACTTAGACCCGCGAGTCAGGTTCTGCAAGTTAATACCCCCGCCGCCGCTCATTCGGCCTGTATGGGCGCCATAGTACAGTAGCGGAACTGGCAGCGGGCCAGTCTTGCCAATAGCGCTCAAGCGGGCAGCGCGAGTCTGTTCAATGGTGGACTTCAACTTGAGTCGAGCGCCGACAACGGCTTGCACCCGAACATCAGGATGTTCCATCAAATCGGTAATACCTTTATCCTGCTTAGAAAACGCGAACGTAGGCTTACCGGTGCGCTCGCTCATTTTCATCGGCGGTTCAACGCCTAAGTTCTTAAGAGCCTGAGCAAACTTCGGGTTTGACATGATGACATCGAGCGTTATGCCCGCGTCCTCAAGCATACTTTCTCGAGCCTTGTCCAGCTCAATGATGTAATCATCAAGCATCTTGTAATCAACCGCAAGCAGCGGCATTGTGACCGCTTTGATTGTCCATTGCAGCAGTAAGAACTCAAACTTCGGGAACGTCTTAATCAAACGCTCATAGATGCGATACGTTAGGTCAACGTCACGTACGCAGTACTCGCCTAAGATGTCGCGCTCATAGTCTTGCAAAGCCTCAAGCCGCTTACCTTTGGATACCGATAGCCCGTCAAGCTTCTCACCGAAACCTAGATTAGCAGCGACTGAGTTGAGGCTATAAGACTTCAAGCGAAGTTGCGCCCGCGCTAGTCCTACCGTATCAGTTGCCTCTTTAGGATACCATTGGTAGTGTTGAGCGGCGATAGCTAAGTCAAACTGCGCATTATGACATACGGCGCGAACGTCAGTACCGTAATGCCCAAACGCTTTAGCAATATCATCACCCCAAGCTAGATGCGTAGGCTCGTCGTTAAACTTGAACGCGCAGCAAATTGCTTGGAACCTAGCGTCCCGAATATACTCAGTCGACGTCATCTTGGAAAGCGAGAATGACGCCGGATCGTAGTACGTCTCGAAGTCAAGCACTAACGTGTTCATCGTTTTCCTTAGGAATCAACCACGCTCTGCACGCCGCACGCCAATCAGTTGCGCGAATACTATCAGCATAAATCAAGCCGTTGCGGGCACGTTTATGTTGCCACCAAATCATCGCTATCGGTTGAGCCACGTCTTGGAAGAAAGGCGTACGGTAAATACGCTCATCTTGCGGGTCTAGCATGAAAGCTTCAAGATCTTTTTGCCAATCACCGTGATCGCAGTCCTGCATCATTGGGTATGGTTTGACGGCCAGCTCCGCGTAGTCAGATTCATAGTAATCGAGTGGAACGTAGCTTGTATCTTTAACGCGATCCCACACGTCTAGCGAGGTGTAAACGTGCAGCGAGTCAGACATTTGAGTGTAAGGACCGACCTTGTAGCCGGTTCTAGCGGCGACATACTCTTGCAGCATACTAAAGTGGACGACGTTTGCGCCCAGCTTGCCGTAAAGCAAATCGTTTGAGCGGCAGCAAACCGTCATATACAGCTCACCGTCACGCACTTTCCAATAGATATGAGTGTTGCAGGGGTGGTCTTTTTTGCTACCGCCCAAGTCTAGGATAGGATCCCACATCGTGGTAACAATGCGACGGTCCTCAGGGTTTTTCTTAAGCAGCGAAATGGCTAACTCAAGCTGATCGAAGCCGGCATTGTTCCTTAAACGATAGCCGTACGCGCCCCAAAATGTGTCACCGTCATCGCTGTACTGCTTCATCTGTGAGTTGAAGTAATCCAGAAATTCAACATCACGGTAGCCGCCGATAATCCAAAGACCTTCCATGCAATGAAAGAACGGATTACAGTTACGGGCTTCATTGAACAGGACGCGCTCGGTAGGGCGGGCATAGGTCGTTGCCACAGGCTCACTGAATTCAATAACAGGCCCATTGCGTGAGTTGCGGGGCTTACCAATAGTCTTAATACTATTGATTTCCAAGGGGAACGCTTGGTTCACGTTTCTGACGTTGAAAGCTATCATGTTAGTCCTCAGTATGCAGTTTCAGGTATATAGTTAGATCTAGGGCGGCCACCATTGGTAGCCCGTATGTACTTATCAAACTCACACATACAATTCTGCCAGTCATGCAGCGTGAGAGAGTTAAGATTGATATCAGCCACCGGCTTACACGTTTCCAGCGTTTCCATCAATTCGTCGTTGAACCGTTCTTGCGGAATGCTTTGTTCCAAGGAACGGCCATAAATTCTGTTCAAACCGCGAGTTGAGCCAGGACCGATAGGGGCAAAGGTTTTCAGGTCTTTAGCCTCGCTCAATAGATGGCAGTAAGTCATATCAGCAACGACTTGGCCCGACATGAAAGTGCCCCAACCGTATATACCCTCAAACATCTTTAGCACCGCCTGAACGCTACGCTCCTCAGGGGCAGTTGTGTTTAAATACTTAGGTATTTCCACATTATGGAACAACGGCTCAAGCATGCTCTTAGCGACAAATACGCCTTTACCCATGCCTGGAGGGATGTTGCGGCCAGTGATAACGTAAGCGCCAGTCCAAGCCTTCTTACCTTTTTCAGCGCGACGGTCAATCACCCCGCCGAACGCGGTAGGGCTAAATGACGCCACAGGCCATTCACCGCGCTCGATCAATTCTATGATAGTGGGAGGCCAGTTGATATAGCGAGCGCAAGCTAGCATAATCCAAAGCCAATCGTTATCATTATACGGCTCGATGATGTTTTCGATTATCCAGCGCGACACGCGATCATCAGCGCGGCGCACGTTGCAGAAGCGGTACTTCTGTAGTATTTCATCCTCAGTCCAAGGCTCAGTTTGAGCTGGATTTGATAGCTTGTTCATTCTAACGCTTTCCCGCTCACTAACAAAGTAAGCGAGCTTACGCGTCATTGTATCAAACGGCATAGCCGAGCTCCCGCAAAACGATAGGAACAGCTTCATCTGAGCTGACCCAATGGGGCTCAAGTCCTGCCGCGTGCAGTTTCTTAGCCGATGAAATATTCTTCTTGTCGTTTGTCAAGATGTTGTCAGTCTTTTCAATAGGGGGCTTGCCCTCAATAGCGCGACGGGCGTTCACGTTAGCCACGCACTGCTCGAATGGAGTGCTAAGACATATTGGAACAAGTCGAGCGCCGATAGTCTTTAGACGGGCGTTCAAGATAATTGTAGGCTCATACACGTTACCAACAATCACCCCTTCGTACAGTACATTCGTGTGTCCGGCGGCCTCAACTACCGCGTCCCAGACAAGTTGCGGGGTCTTGACCGTGTCACATCCACCCGTGGGGCGGTCATACTTGCCGATAGTGACGAAGGTTTTATAGACGTTCAATAAGACGCCGTTGCTGGCTTCGGCGATCTTTACAAAATCATTGGCAGCATGTTCCATGACGCGCTTGGCCACCCAAGTTTTGCCCGCGCCATTAGAGCCGCGAATAGAAATTACATTGTGCATAAGTAGTTATCCGTTATTAGAAAGTTAAATTATAACGCGCTCAGCGGCGTGTTTCATTCCAATTAGTTCAAGAGTTGTAACTATAGCCTGGCGTTGGTTTACAAGGTGCGCGTCCATGCCGGCAGCTACAAACTTCGCGTGCGCCAGCTCAACTGCGCGGTACTTAGGTAGCAACGATTTTTTAGGATCGAACGGCTTCTCATTACCGACTAGGGCGCGGCGCTTCAGCGTCTGTTCAATGCACTTTTCTTTTGGGGTGTCCAACGTCAGCGCATGAAACTTAGCCCACGGGCATGCTTCAGCGATATCAAAAGTCAACTGCTGCAACCCTGATAAGAGCAACCCTTCCATGACGACATGGCCATACATTGAAACTTCCGATACAGCCTCAACCAAATCACGCACGTTCTTTATGCGGTCAACCCCGCCTGAAGCGACCTTATCGTACTTGCCAATGAAAAGAACGGGATAGCCGTCAGTCGAGCGGTAAACGTGCGTATGAACGCCGTTCACGGTCGTGTAATCACGCGCAAAGCGGAGCCTGTCCATAATGGTACGAACAGCTGTAGTCTTGCCAGAGCCGTTGGTGCCGCGGATGTTAATGATGTGCGTGGTCATCGAAAGGTTCCTTCGGCATGAACGATAAGATATGATCAGCCACGTCGCCATAGCCCGTCAAGTCTTCTCTTTTTTCTACAATATCCTTACCGATAGGCTTTCTATTCTTAAAGTATGCTTTGGCCATGCAACAGATAGTTTCAGCTTCGGCCACTCCGCACGCTCTAGTGTAGCGGGGCGGGGCATTAATATGCTTAATACCATCCACCACTTGGAATAGCGCTCCAGCATAGTCTGGATGCTTTTGTTTACTTAATTCAGGGAAGATAACCTCAAGTCCTTGCTTAGGCAGCTCAACCATATGACGTTCCGAGTATGTCCAGTCAACGCCATACCCGAATACCGCTTCGCGCAAGTCCATGCACTTCCAAGTAAAGTAGGTACCGATTTGTGGGATACCCTTCTTGTGCAGTTTCATAAAAGAAGACTGCATGCAATCGTTAAAGAACTTTTCAGGCGTGCTGTAAGTATCAATCCATGCTTTAATAGCTTTACGTCCAGCCTCGCCCCTGAAGTGACGACGTTCTGAGGCGCGGGGCGCGGTATCGTAGCGTTTCATCAACTCAGCCCAAAAAGCGTCACCTTCCAACTCACAGACTTGTGACGCAGTGCCCATGTGATAGTACGTGACGAAGGCGGCACACCAGCGCATAAGCATAGGCTCGGGCATACCACACTTGCTGAGCGCCACATAGACAGGGTCTAAGTCATCAGTGGCGATAGTCTTAGCGGCAAAGTCTTGCCAAGAAATTGAGGGGTCATAGGTAATCATGCGAATTGTACTTCCTTTAAGTGATCGCCAGCATGCTCATTGTAGGTGCCGAGCATAAACACCGGTATACCGCCTTGTTTCCACTTGGCAAAATGAGACTTGTATTGACGGTAATAGTTGCGGTACGCGGTGACCGAGTCGCCAGGAACTTTGCACTCGTCAGGCATAGCCTGAGGCGGCTCACACCAGGAGTACTTGTCAGACATATTGGCGGGGGGCTTGGCAAGTACGCCAAGGATGTGACGCTGGCAAGCGTGCGTGCGACCATAGCGCAACGTGTATTCGCGGCAAAGGTAACCGCCAAGTTGCTGCAGCCAGCTATATTGCATTCTAGAGTCGCCAGCCCACAGCGTGCAGGGGTGGTTAGCGTGTGTGACTTTGTAAGGCACGGCATCGCCGTTGCCATAACGATGGTGTACGGCGCAAAGCATTTGAGCAGTTTCCAAAATCATTTTGACTACGTGTGAGTCACAATGCATAACAGCAGCCAAGGGAGCAGCGTGATGGAGATAGAAAATGTTCATGGTAACCTCAACGAGCGGTGATACGAACGGTGGTGCTTTTGCTAACCTTAGTATTAGCGCGGATGAACTGAGGCGACACGTGAGCGCGCACAGCTTCCATGTCTAAAGTTTCGCGGGTAGTTTCGCTGATAGTGCAGCGGAATGTTTTGCCCTCAGCAGCCCCCTTGCCAATATCGGTAATGAGCGAATTCTTAAGGTCTTTTTCGTACAACTCAAGATCAGCGATCTTAGCCTTGAGCTTGCCAAGGGCGTCGATTTTTTCTTCAGTTGTAAGGGCAGAGATATCGTATGACATATGCGTTCCAGTAGTTAGTTAGTTAAGAAGTTAAACAGCGCTTTTTCAAGTACTGAAGTTATTTTAATGGCTTTTTACCATGGAGTTAATTGTATTTTTAATAAATTTTTCCCAGCGTGATAGTCTTAGTTAATCGGCAAGAACGACATACGTAGCGCGGGATTTGTGGATAGCAGCTCTAGACGGTAATTACCATCATTGTGCTCCAACTCTGCTCCACGCAAGGACCCTAGAGCGCGACCTAAGACAACGACCGTGGCCGAGTGGCCATTACCTAGCGCCTTAATCGTGTCCTGCAATTCAACGTTCAACCCTACGCGGTCAGCTGTTTCCTTAGAAGTGAATGGGCGGTTAGGACCGAACGTTTTGATAAGCCAATTCAAGAATTCGCTACGCTGCGCGGCATGTTCGTCCAGCGTGCCGTACTGCTTACGCAAAATTGGATCCATTGGATCTAACAACCCAAGGGCTAGCACCGTGGCGCGAATCATCTGATCCCATTCATAGAAGCGGGAAGGTTCGAACTTGATAGCCGATCTAGCCTCAGGCGTCAGCTTCATACCGAATTCAAGTAGCTTCAGCGCGGACAAGATAAGAGCGCGTCGATGTTCGCGAACGTAGTTGAGCAGCTGAGGGTGCCGGAAGTTGGTAGTGTGTCGTTTGTTAAAGACAAGAGTCAGCGACCGTGTTGTAATTTCTTCGTTGGGCGATATGTTAATACCATTCAGCGTTATCAGCGCTTTCGGGGTCAACCTTACCAGCTCATTTCCACCCAAACGACGTACGCTGAAAGCGCCGGTAGTGACGATTTCGTTCAGGGCGCTAGACTTGAATCGCCCGTTCTGGTTGTCAAATACCATAACGTCAGGGTCATTCATAAAGTACGTAGCGAGCTGCTTGGCTTGTTCCTCATCTTGACGCGCTAGGGCGTGCGTGTTGGCGTCATTAGTCAAAATGATTTGAGGTATCTGGCACCAAACGGTCTTACCATCAGCCGGATAGGGCGATGTGACGATAAACATCGGGGACAACGGCAGTATCTTTCGGGCTACAGCGGTGAGCAGCGAGGTAATTGATATTGAACGACCCCATTCAGGGTTCGTGAACGGAAAGTCAGAATACACATCCAAGATGTTATTCAGTGCGGCTTCTACCGTTATGTTCTTCAAGTCATTCGCGGTAATGTTCAACGAGTCCGTGAGGTAGAACCCTGACTCTGTATGGAAGCCAGGCTTGCTAAGTAGTTTGCCCCCTTCGGTTATGATCGGGTATCTTAGCACCGCTTCCAGGTTAGGCAGCAACGTATTGATACTAGGATCTTTAAGACGGCGAACAATGGACAAGTCAGTACGGGCAATGACCTCAACCTTCTCTTTGCGGTCGTACTGAATGAACTGCACGTAACCTTCCAAGTGGTGCGCGAAAGCGTCATCATTCGGCGTGACAGGGGCAGCGGTGACGCCTTGCTTGCTTGTCCGGGACTCCACGATAACGGCTACGCCATTGAAGTTGAACAGCTTCTTTTCCTCATCAGGCACTGCAGCTAGAATCTTGACAACCTCCTCAACGACCTCACGCGGTTGAAGCTTGGAAATATTGACCTTGGGCTTAGTGTCGTCTGCAGCGCGAGCGTGCTCTAAGTTCTTGCTAGGCAGCCAAGTGCGAATACGATCAGTTTCCCAGCCAAAGGCGTCCAACGAAGCGAAGCCTGATATGGTCTTACCATCGGCTAGCTTCTTGTACGTGTCATCAATCGCGCCGTCACGGTCACCGTCTTCCTCATCACCCGTCAAATATGATATCGCGGTCATGGCTTTGCGCGCCATTTCAATAGGCACTCCCGCCTTCGCGAAACCCCCCGCTACCCTTAGCAACGCATCATGCCGTATGCCTGGGGCTATGTTGTACTTGACCCAGATGACCGTCATAATGACGCCGAGCGCCATCTTCAAATCTTTTTCAGTTACCAGCGCGGGCTCATCGCTACAGTCAACCCATGTGACGCTGGATTCGTGCTTAGACGGTGGAAACGCTGTTTGCGCGTCATCACCGCGGTACTCAATGCATTTGACAATCTTGCCGCCTGTTTCCTTCTTTGACAGACGCCACTCAGCCGATGTCTTAGTCGCGCCTTCAACGTAGTAAATGTGATGTGACGCAATGATGTCGTCGCTTTCACCAGGATATAACCGACCGAAGCGCCAACTAGTAGGCGGCAGGAACCAGTGGGCGATCTTGCGAGCCAGCGGGTGATCTAAGTCAACGTCAATCAGGTTCTTGGACACAGCGCCCAACTGAACGCCGATGTTAGCCAAGCCCTTAAAGTCCTCCGCTTTGAACTCACGATCAGTCCAGTTCGTGACGGTTAAACTTTTCTTTTTAGCATCCAATGGCAGACATTTCCAGCCCTTTGCGGTGTAGGCAGAGAAGGCTTTCTGAATCGCGTCGGCGTGCGCTCTTGCTTCATCAAATGAGGCGGTAGTTGTCATTTAGAATTTTTCTGAAAGGATATCGTAGTATGAACCCCGACGACGAACGCGTATAGAACGGGGTACAGGTAACGAGTAAGTTAAGTTGCGTGCTTCGTGCGCAGAGCGAGGCGGGGTAGCGCGGTAACCCCTAATCCGGAACCAATCTTCAGCCTTCTTGCGGGCGTATCCATCGTGCTCAACTAGGATAAAATCAATGATGTCAACAGGTGTGTTAGCGGGCGTGACGCAGGTGTACAGCGCCATGAGCATGTTTTTGTCAGACTTTGAACTACGCTTAGTAATGTACTTCGACTTCAAGACCTGCACGTCCATACCCCATACTGACGTTGAGCCGGCCATCGGGTCAACATCGGACACTGCGGTGGCGGTTTTAATTGTGCGAGCAGTAATTATAGGCTGTTTCTTGACCGGCTTGGCAGCTTGAATTACGCCGTCAGCGCGTTCTTCAAAGATTTCAGCCTTCGCTGCTATGCCGCCGTGCCTTGCCAAGTTGCCGGCCACGTCAAGCACTAAGCAGTCCGTCTTGCCTTCCGACACGCGGGCACCGCGTCCCAGTTTCTGCCGGTGCAACCCGATCGATTGCGTGGGGGCGGCGTCCACAATGCATTCCAAGTCGGGGCGGTCAAACCCCGTGGTCAGCACCTTGCAGTTGGCCATCAGCTTAAAATCACCCCGCTTCCAACGTTCAAGTCTAGTAGCCCGATCGTTATCCCCGCCGTGCACATAGTCAGCGCTGATGCCTAGCGCGTTGGCGGTCTTGGCAAACAGCTGAGCAGTTCGAACCGTGGGTGAGAAAAGAAGTATCGACTTACGGTCAGATGCCAACCTTTTAACGGTCTTTATCACCTCCATGACCCACGCGTCAGTCATACGCTCATCAACTTCAGCCGTATCATAATCGCCGTTCGTGCGGTGAACGCCTTTCAAATCCAGCTGTACTTGCGCGTTCAACCCTTTCAGCGGGGAAAGGTAGCCCTGATCGACTAAATCTTGCACGGGGATATCAACGGCAAGGTCATTGAACCAAGGGTCATCTCCGCTGTAAATCAACCCCCCGCTGAGCCGATAGGGAGTGGCCGATAGGCCGATGCGGCGTGCGTTAGGAAACCGAGTGAGCAACGTGTTGTACATCTTACCATCGCTTTCCTTCGGACTGACCCAGTGCGCCTCATCAATAATGATGGCATTCGGCTCAGGCAGCTTCTGCAAGTTGCGGTAAATGGACTGGATTGACGCGTACGTGGTGGCCTCACCAATGTCATGAGCGTTCAGTCCAGCGCAGTATATACCTAGTCCCTCAGCGCCGTAAAAGCGCTCAAGCGCGGAGGCATTCTGCTGAACCAGCTCACGATTGTGCGTCACCATTAGCGTATAACCCCCACGTTCACGAAAGCGATTGACCAGCGCGGCAATAATCGCGCTCTTACCAGAGCCGGTAGGCGCGGAGATGACCGGATGATTACCCGCTTGCAGACTTTTAAGCGTCAGCGCGAGGGCGTCTAGCTGATAGGGGCGAAGCTGCATTACTTATAGAAGAATAAAGCGAGGGTGGCTAAGATAGCGGCAACGGTCAACGCGAAGAAGGCTTTGTCGCGGGGGGTGTAAACCCTGAAACCGTCATAGGGGCGGTGATAGGGGTCGCCCCAACTATAAAAAGTAGACTCGTCAAGTGTTCTTGGTGTCTTGAAGTACGATGGTTTCATGTCGGTGTTCCTTGTCAAAATACGTTAGTGAGTTATGCCTTATGACGGCAGTGCGCCCGTCAGCGTGCTTGAACCACAAGCCAAAGCGAGGGTCGGTTTCGTCACGGCACATGAAAGCGTGGCTGTTCTTGAAGCCCTCCTTCAGTATGTCCTGCTTTAGCCAACGCCATGGCCCATGTCTTGTCATGTGTTCTTCTCCTTGAGTTTGTCAAAAATGTAATCAACGATGCGGACGCAGGCTACGGCAAAAACCCCCACGCCAATACCGATCAGCAGGGATTCAAAATCAGTCCTCGTCATCTTCAAGACTTTCATTGATAAGTTGTTGTTTGACCAGTTCAAGACAGCCAATAGCGGTCGACATGTACAAAGACTCGTCGTATTTGTGGATTAGCTCCAACATTTCATCGACCAAGCCACCAGCAACTTTTCCTTGGTTAATAATCATGTGTTCTTCTCCTCTTTGGAAAACGTGTCGATGCAGGGGCAGCCGCGCTCCATGCAAGCGGGATCAAGATCAGGGATGTGCTTGTTGATAGCCTCGGCAATCTTTTGGCGCAGCAAGCTTGGGCTTGCGTGAAACAACACCGCAATATCCATCAGCTCCTCAACGAGTGGTTTGGATTGTTCGTATCTCATGTGTTCTTCTCCTTGTCGTATGGCCCTACCCCTAACTCTTTGGCGATTTTGTGTTGCAACTCCGTGATTCGGTGAGTGTTGCCAGCCACTTGTGCATTTAGCAAACGAACATAACCAAGCGTGTTTTCATTGTGGTCTACAAGCAAACGCAGCTCTTCTTGCAACCGTTTTAGATACGTTGTTGGTTTATCCATTGTTCTTCTCCTTGAGTTTGTCGGCAATGGCTCGATAGACTTCATAGTTGGTTGCAACGGCATCAAAGGTTTTTCGTCGAATTTCTATGATTTCGTCATCCGTCAGCCCAACCCATTCACGCTTCTTTAGGCGCTCCCTTGCGGCGATTGCCCTAATAAACATTGACATGGGGTGCGTAACGGGGTACGCAGGTTCAAGACCAGCCTCTTCTCTAAACCACGCTAGGTTTTTAACCAATTCCTCGTCTGTCATGTGTTCTTCTCCTTGAGTTTGGCTTCAATGGCTTCTTTGAGTTCGTGAATTAACCAATAAATTCCTTCTGCATCTCCGCCCATTTCAACCCAAAGATTAGCCACGGCATCA